GTGACTTGAACAATGAACCCAGAAGTCTCTGAGTCGTAACCAGAATCTGATCAGTCTCTGATCCAAGAGTTTGAACGTCAACCTCACCAAGTCTAGATATCCAAACTCTATACTCAGTGGAATTGGAAAGAATGATGATAGCATATTCTCTCTGACCATTCAGATATACAGGAGATTCAAAAGTGAACTTAGTTACAATACTACAATCATTTGAAACTTCAATTTCGTCTGGTGTTTTCTGAACTTCAGAGAATGGAATAATTTTCTGAGAAGGAGTACCCAGTTCAACTTCACGAATTTGAACAGTAACAGGTTCTGAAAACTCTGTTGGTTTTTCTTGGAAGTATAGATCTAAAGATGTTACAAAGATACCTGTTTCATCATCAACAATGAATGATTGTGCAAGGGGATCTTTATACTCACCAGTCAATCTGGAAGAAGTTCCAGTGGTTACTGTTGAAGTATCAGAACCTGAACCTTGAACTGTATTTCTAGTCTCAACGAAATTATCATTATGTTCAACTCTAGCGTTTCTCAATGAGAGTGTAACTTCTTGTGTATCATCTATATCACCCTGTGAATAGAAGTTATCCTCAGCGGAAGTAGAAACCAGACCTTCAACCTTACTATTAGTTGAACTTGAGGTGATTCTGAATCTATTGTTACCAGTCTCAAATCTAGGAGATGTCGAATCTTCGTTTCCTGGAACTCTAAAGGAACCAATCAATGTACCGAGACGATCACTAACCAATCTTACGTCAGTAACAGTAGCTTTAGCTCCACTATTGACACCAAGAAGAACCATTCCCTTTGCGATATACCCTTGATATTCTGGGTTAGTCTCATCAGCTAGTGATGATATATCAATGTTCAGAATAGTCGTAGACTCAGTGTATGAGGTTGGTAGTCTGTTTTCTCTATCATATGGATTTCTGTCGTACTTGGTAGATGGTCTATTATATGGACCATACTTATGTGTTGGGTCAGCGACTCTAGCTACAATAGCTGCGATTGATGCTGTTGGGGATTCACCTTCAAAATCTGTATTTGTACTGTCAACAGATTGTTCTGAGAGTGACGATGGCATCAAACCACCGATGGCCTCACCAACTACGAATGTACCCGATGTCATAGTAACTTCGACCAATTTAGGCATCACATACTTGTTGACATCTACATTGTCAAAGAATGAGTACATTTGTGTAAATGGTTTCAGACTCTTAGATGTAAACTGAATGTTGCGAGCTCTCATGAAGTGAATGACTTCACGATTTACAATTCTATCACCGAGAGATTCAGTATCAATTTGTTCAGTTACACTGGTCTGAGTACCTCTTCTCTGTTGGTTGAGTTGAACACCAACTGTGAGGTCTGTTGTGACATTAGTATCAACATGCTCTTCAGTAACTTTAAAAGTGGAGGGAACATCAGGGTGGGTCTCACGGGTACCAACACCAAACACAGTACCAAACTCGTGTCTAGTACCCTGTCTTTCAGAAGTATATGGCTTACTTTTAGATGCCTTCTGACTTAGATCTACACTAACGTTTACTCCAGTTGTTTCCCAGGCTTTCCAGATAACAGGAGAAATACCAGATCTCTTACCATCAGAATTTGTCGTAACTTCAGCTCTCATAGCCTCAGCGACACCCCTGAAGGATCCTTCCTGAAGAACATCCTTAACATCAAGTTCATTCACCTCAATCCAAACATCTACACTTGGTTCAAATGAGATTGTACCATTCCAGAACTGAACAAGGAAAGGAGTAACACTTTCAGAACGAGTAGCAAATGGTTGTTTTAACCATGACTCTTCTGAATAATCAAGAGTGATTATCTGACCTGTTCTCTTGGTGTTCTCACCCAGAATATTGGCAAATTTAGAGTCTTCATTTGAGTTTGTGCCAGTACCAATTCCAGACATAGTGTCGTTACCGACCATGAGAGTCTTATTGGTAGTGTAGTGAGAGGGTCTCAAAATACCTTCAGACCTATCAATAGAGTTCTTAGCACCAATAGTGAGGTCTTGATTCCGAATATCACGGAAGTTATCGACAAAGATACCAGATCTGAATCTATTCAAACCATTGGCGTCTGGGATGAATTGATTCATCGTTGTAGACTCAAGTTGATTCAAAGAAGTATAATATTCAAGATTCTTGATTCTCTGTTCCAACTTGGAGATATCAGTCATTTGATATCTCTTATGTTGAATAAATGCTGTTTCTACATTCTGTACACTGTGAGTGTATGCTGGGATATACAAATTGGAAATGTTCATCGATCCAGTAATACCCATAGGTAAAACAGGATTATCAGATGGAGAACCCTGTTTTACTTGGAAAATACCATCCTTATCAAGATAAACTCTATCAATTCTTCCCAGATAATAATCAAAACCAATAGTTGTAGATTCATCTGAAGCCAGAATATTTCTAGAACTATGTTGACCACCATTAAACGATCTACCAAAGAACTCAAATGGTGATCTAGAACTAGATGTTGGTGTATATGGTGAAACTCTAGGTCTTGCATCAATTAGATCAGTAAGTCTAAATCCAGCAAACGTTGAGATATCTGTAGAATAATTAAACCCGTTGTATGAGTTGCAAATAGTAATGTCACCAGTATCTGCTGAATCGTACTCAGCACTCATGAAGTAAACTTTAATCTTATTGGTTGGAATTGAAGCTCCCTCTCTTCTCTGAATTCTACTAAAATCATAAATTGTTTTTCTTTGTCCAGACTTAGAATCAAATGATGAAGTAATATTTTTACTTCCCATTGAGACCTTTGTAGCTACAGCGCTTATACCAGAATTCTGGAAGTTTATAACCTCTCCAGGTTCAAATGGTGTTTGGTTCTCAAAGATAAACTCAATATTAGTATCAGTAAGTCTAACAACATAAAGAGCTCTAGCTCCGCTGATAGAACCAATAACCTCTTCACCAACAATCAAGTCGTTTGTTGTATTTGTTGGTCCATCCATTGAACCCAAAACCATTGATGGTGCAACTGGATTATTGGATCCTTCTCCTTGGAATATACCATATACAATAATAACATCAGGAACATTCAGACAAATGTTTCTATCTTGAACTCTTGTTCCATATGGGAACGAACCATAAGTAAGACCATCATCTAATGTTGTTGCACCTATACCAGAACCACTGTTACTGGACTTATCAATAACTACACTTGAGGAGATCTTCTTAATCTTAACTTTAGGTGTAGCATTTGTTTTACGAAGTGTGCAGATGAGTTTAGCTGGTCCGTCATTATCCAGACCATTGATTGTGATCTGATTACTACCAGCTGCAAATGTAAATCTGTCAGAAGAAAGAATTTGTATTTGACCGGCATCACTAATCAAACTATATCTTTCTTCATCATATGGTAAGAATACTTCACCAGGATCAGAGTTAACAGCACCAGTTGAATTGTCGGCTATGGTCACATCAAACTGTCTTCTGATAGTCAATGTGGAATCAGTTAGATCTACGTTTGAGATAAACTTTTTAGGAAGTGCCGAGAACAAGGAATTGTTATCAGCAATATTACCACTAGATTTTGAATGCAGTTGAGTTCTTGACTCAATGACCTCCAGATCAGTTACACTCAGATCTTCAGAAGGAAGACGACCATCAACAAAACCTGTGACCGTCTGAACACCAACGATCTCAAAAGAATTGGTGGAAACATTAGTAACTCTACCAAATGACTGTACGTTGAGACCAGAATTAGAATATTTGATCAAATTTCCAGTTGTTACAATTCCAGGGAAAGGACCACCTGGACCACTAATTGTTGCAATACCTAGAGGACTTCCATCATAATGACCAGTAGAAATTGAAGCAATACCAATTACACCAGCTGTCTGAGGTATCAAATCAGCTGTAAATGTTCCAGCAGATCCAACAATACCATAAACTGACTGAACATCAGATGTTTCAAATTTCTTAGAGTCAATAACTGTTCTTTGACCGAAATCTTCACCATTAAACTTCAATCTTTCACCAAGAGAAAAATTACCATTGATATTATAGGCTGTGAATCCAGTTCCAACTGATACGGGGTATCTGAGATAACCTGTAGCTCCACTAGACTCACCTTCAATAAAACAAGGGATAGTGAGTGTGACATTCTCATTGACTTCGAAGTCATTATATGTTTGAATGTCAAAAAGTGACAAATCCCACTGATTTAGTGATTTTTGAGAGATTTCATATGATCCACTCTCCAGAGCGAAGTCATAAACTCTAGCAACACCGATTTCCTTACCAGCTGAATCAGTTGTGGCAGATCCAACTCTATTACTCCTCAAACTCAGGAAATTAGTATTATTGAAACCTATAAATGGTGATCCAGTAACATTATTTACGGAAAATGACGGTCCAAACCCAAAATTGACCGACTGATTTTTCAGATTCTTTGTTGTTCTTGCTTTTGGGACATCTAGGAAGGTTGGACCAACAATATCGATGGGATATCCTTTAACATAAGCCTTACCAGGACTAATTTTATAGACCATAAGGTCTTCAGATGGTTTTTGGCCACTAGAAGTAGTTTGATTGGGATTATAGATTCCTCTATTACCAATTCCATTATTCAAACTCTCTTTAACAGTGGTTACAAACTGTTTTACATAATAATGACCAGATTCATCAAAAGTTCTCTTGGCTAATTCCTCTCCAAGCATATTGTAATCAGTTGAGGTATTGATTTCTCTTAAAATACCATTATTAACCTCTGCCAATTGAACAAAATTCTGATCATTGTAATCAAATCTGTCTTTTTTACCCAAAACAGCTTTAATTTCTAGTCTATCAGCCCCAGGAGCGGTGTAATTAGTAAAATTCTTAGCGTTATCGTTTAGAGATGGGTCAATATCCGAAGAAATCAAATTTTCAGTAATGACCAGACCAATTCTATATGATGGTTTGTTGGTATACTGATCTAAAATTAGGATTTGATCTTGAACATCAACAAAACATCCTCTTAGGAAGTAAACACCCTCACCCAGAGCAAATGCAGAACCAACAGAGTTAGCATTTTCTGTTAAAGTTCTCGCAAGACCCTCTCCGGCAGCAATAAATGTGGTCTCAAAAGTTATATTATCAGTTGTGATCAGATTTTCGTTGTCAAAGAAACTTCTAGTTGAATTGTCTGTACTACTTGAATCGTGATAGTCAACATAAAGGGTAAAATTACCAGTATTTGACTCTTGGTCAGTGATATATGTGACAACTTCAGCAGTTACACCAGAATCTGCACCAGTAATCTTCTTACCAACGAGTTGATCGAGGTAAAGAGATACAGGAATGCCCAAAAAATCAGATTCAATCTGAACTGCATAAAAATTAGGCAGATATGTCAACTGCCCAGGAATAACCTTAGCTCCTTCTTTGAAGAAATGAGTACCCATATCTTCAATTTGATTTTGAAGAATGGATTGTAGATTATTTAACTCTCTAGCCTGAATTGGGTATGCTGGCTTGAAGAGAACTTTGTAGTAGTTACTCTGCGGATCAAAGTCGTCAAAATAAGGAGCAACGTTGAGGTTAGTTTCCTGTGGCATGATTTCTTATTAGAATTGCAAGATGATCTTTACGTCTTCTTTCTGGGATGACGACCTTATAATAGAGGGTCTATTGTCAACAAAGATAGTATTTCCAGAATATTTTTCTACTTCTGGTTGTGCAACACCAGAAGTAAAACTTTGACCCAGGTAATATGTCCTATTATTTATTACAGTACTTACACCCGTAAATACTGTATCAATTCCAAGATTGACTGACCCACCATTAATTACAAGTGATCCGCCAGACAAAACACTAGAAGTGAATCTATATGCCTCGAATCCATAAATTGAATTCGAGTTTAAAGTTCCATCACTATTGAATCCAGAGTTTGTTCTGTCTTGCCAAAGTTTGAGAACACCAGTGGTTTGATCGTAAGAGACGACTCTACCAACAGCTGTGTGACCCAAACCAACGGTTTGAGTAACATAATCATCTGGTGTAAATGTTGCTGAACTGTATCCAATTCCACTCAATCTTAAAGCATAAGCCGCACTTGCTTTATCAAGATTCAAATTTGTTGAAGAATTGAAAGCCAATGGGTTTTCAATCATCCCAACTCTTGCAAACTGGTTACCAGTGATAAAATCTGGATTTTCAGTATCATTTTCAAATCTAGCATATGAAAGAACGTTATATGCTCCAAGTTCTCTATAAACATCATAACCATGACCACCATTTGGTGGGATAATGACATTAAATATTGGTTTTGTTGACCCAGATGGAACTCCACCAGATTTAAGATTAACAGTTCCGAAGGTATATCCTTCCCCACCACTTGATACGGTTACAGATTCAACCTTTGAGTCGTTATTGATGACAACTGTAGCTTCTCCACCTACACCATCACCATCAATAGGTACCCTTGTATAAGTAACATTAGCAGTACCAAGACCAACACCACGATTTCTAACAGTTACAATCTTTAATTGACCACTTGTAGAAGCGTTTTGTCTTATTACAGCATCATCGGAACTAGGGTCATACCAGTTTGATGGAACTGGGATGTAGTCAGTGGAGTCAAATTTGATTGCTTGACTTGGTTTTACCGTATAAAGGTACTTCCAGATGTAACCATCACCACTTGAACC